ATCTTTATTCATGATATAACCTCTGTGAGTGTTTATAAATGTTTAATTATATTTATCGAAGACACTCCCGTAGGAATGCCTTCTGTAAATACAATGTATTACTCTGCTTCGTCGTTGCCACCTAAGTCAGATAGTTCAACGATAGCACCTGAAACAAGTACTAAGTCTGCTGGGCTCATTTCAAGAATCTTCTTCTTGTCTGAATCAGCAAACATTCTCTTACCGTCTTCACCTAACACACCGTTGATAACAACGATTGCAGCGATATCTAGTTCAGTACCTTCAACTGCACGCATAAGTTGCATTGCACCTGCAGATAGTTCACGGATAGCAACTTCGCCACCCCAATTTGGAACAACTACTGTTGAAGTTTTAAGTGAGTAATTTTTAAAAATGTCTAATTTGTTCATAATAATAATCTCCTGTGGTATGTTTTATTATTGTTGTTGTACTTGGTTAAAATTTATTTAGTTTCTCTTGATACTACTGTACCCTTTACTGATACGTCAGCTTCGCCATCACCGTCGATGTCGATCTTAGTTGAGTGCTTGTTAGAGCCTCTTACTACGTCGCCTACAACTACTGTGTCAGCTATGCCATCTTCGTCAGTGTCGATAGTTACAGTTTCAATCTTTGATTCTGGTTTCTTTGTAGGTGCAGGTTTAGGTGCTACAACTTCTTTCTTAGCTTCCTTTACTTCTGCGACTTCTACTGGAGGACAAAAGCAGATTAGAGCATCTGTACCGTCTGCATTCTCTCCATAAACACAACGTGGTGTGTGTCCTTCGAGTGATGGCAACTCGCCATTAACTCTTTTAATATCTCTGATAATTTTCATTTTATCTCCCATATAATAATTAAGAAACCCCCAGCCCAATTAAGGACTGAGGATTAAGTTTAGCTTTGTAACTGATATTAAGTACCAGAAACGAAAGTTAATGCACCGTCGATTACGAAAGTAACGTTAGCTTTAGCAACGTCGTCAAATGCAGTGTCAATACCGAAGCTAGATACGAAACCTTTAAAAGTTACGTATTCAACGTTAGCACCGTCAATCCACTTAACAGTAACGTATACAGTTGAACCACTTTCAGCAGCAGTTCTAAGAGCTAAATGCTCAGTGTTTCTTGGAGCCCAGTATAATACTGAATCCAATTGACCAGCGTCAAGCTGACCACGTAACTTTCCACGGAAAGTTGCACCAAACTCAGGAACGTCAATAACGTTTGCTTCGTTTGAAATGTTTCCTATCTCAGCTACTAAAGTAACTTTAGAGTGATCAGAACCAGTTAGTAATGTTTCAACAGCAGCTGCGTCTGCAGCACCTGAAACATCAGTAGTTCCGAAATAAAGCTCTGAAAAGCTAGATACGAATTTGTTTGATAAATTTGCCATATTATTCTCCTGTTAGATTTTATGGTTAGTTAAATTAATTGGTTAGTCGTAATAGTCGTATATAAAGTCGAGGTCGTAAACTAGATACCCGTCTTCATTGTCAGATACCAATCGTAAAGATCCTTCACCTATGAAAAGAGTTCCACCAATTTCTCCGTTGGAGAATCTAGGATCGTTAGAAACGGATCCAGAAGTCATACCCATACGTAGATTAATAGCATCAGCTATCAAACGTGCATTACGAGTACTTTGGTGTTGTCCTTCAGGAACATTGATGCGAAATTTCAATACACCAGAGGCTTTACCATTACGGTCACCAAAGGTAGTGTTTGCGTGTCCTGCATCCGCAATAAACAAAACGATAAAATCGCCAGTATTGGGTTGCTCGAAAGTTGTTCCATTACGGAATATCTTTGCAGTACTATTCAGAACATTAACTCCAGTAGAGTCAGATGCAACTGAATTTATTGACATATTCTCAATAATCTCTATTTGTGTCCCACCAGATTCTGATGTTAACGAATAGGGATGTTTCCTGGGATTGACTGTTGTATTAAACAATCTTTCCTCTATTATCATTCGAGTATTTTCAAATGTTGTTTTCATAATTATCTCCTTCTTGATCTAACTGCAGCAAGTGCAGGCAATGATATGCCCACAGGGGCTTGATTAGATTTACCTCTTTCCAAGTCGACTATATAGTCTAGACCGTTCGCAATCCATACGGTTGGGAACTTGTTTAGATCCAAGTCGTTTGTTAGAGTTGGAGAGGTGTTGGTAGTAGTGTCAAAGTCTGGACTCATCGTAGTGATGTTCCAGTTTCCTCTGGCTCTACCTGTTTTTACGGGGGTCTTAATAATTACTTCACGAAAGACGTCAAAGGCATAAGCTTTATACTCTAATACGCTCTGAGCTTTTATATCCTGAGATATAGTTTTACCCAAATTGTTTAAAGCAATCTTCTTAGCCATTACTTCCTCCCTAACGTAATCTCATACATGCTGTTCTCTGGATTCAACGTAAACGATGAAATGTTCCAGACCTGTGTTCCAAGAGTAAACTCTAATCCTGGTCTCACATCAAATTCAATATTTGCAGCCATTACAATAATGTCAGATAAAAGACTGTAAGCCGAAGCCTCTAGTCTATCTGCACTTCTTGTATTAACTACAACTGCATTAAATAGATATGTAGTAGATGATGAATCAGATTCATGATCTCCTGTGATTGGATTATAGCTTGTCTCGACATCAGTTCTTTCTACATAAGAAAACTGTTTGTATAGACCACTTTGTTTTAATATCTTTTCTACTTTGATTAACTCCGATGATATACGTGAGCTAATAGACATGATTACTTCCTTCTCAATGCGACCGATTGTGCCCCTATAACAGATGCATCACCCTCAACGATAGAGTTTAAGAAATCTTTAATTTGGAAATACACATTTGGCGGTATGTCCGAACTATAGTTATCTTCTTCTCTAAAGCTCATTGAGAGTCCACCTAAAGTTAGGTTCTCAAGTTGGTCGTTTCCTGCTGCTGCTTGATCTTTTCCAGTCTCAGTTCTTGCGAGTAGAAACTGTGCTAGTTCTGC